ACAGGTTCGACTGGTAGAAATACTTGACCTGCACGCCCGTGGAAAGAGCGGGCTTAATGTGGATTTCGCCTGCGTAAAGTATCCAGGCATTAATGACGAAATCAAACGTCTTGATGTCAAGCTCAAGCCAGTCGTCCCGGTCGCTGATCGGTGACAGCGGGGTTTCCAGCGACGTGGACCACAACTGAGACTTATCCAGCATCCGGTCATAATCGGCAGGCAAGGCAAAGTCTTCGGTGGTCCCGTCGCCGGTAATGACCGCAATCTTGTTCAGGATTTGCCATTCATGGCTGGCCGCAATCATGGCCGCCATTTCGTTAGCAATGTTGGCAAGCTCGATATGCTCGCGGGTCGTCGAGCCGTAAACCGCTGACGGTTTCTCAAGGGCAATGCCTGACGTGCAGGCCTGTTGAAAAACCGTCAGCAGGCTCATGCATTGATCTCCGCAGCGCTTGCGACTTCTTCAGCCATTGTCTTGAGCGTGGCAAGTTTCGGATTGCCTTTAACTTTGGTTCCAGATGTCGCCTCGATATACCGGCGCAGGTCGCCTGCCGTGTGGCCCATAAAGCGGCCTTCGGTGACCACTTCAGCCTTTGCAGGCTCATCGGTCTGGACCTTGCCGCCCATTGCTTCGATCTGCGCACGCAGCGAGGCAAGCTGGTCCTGCATCTGTGCGTTCTGGGCGGCCAGCTTGGTATCCAACGCGCCTTCGCGGGCTTTCATCAGCCAGGTTTCGGCCTTGCCCTTCCATTCGCGTGCGCCGGGTCCGAGACGCTGAAGGAGTGTCCCATCCAAGCCAGCAAGGGCCTCAATTGAGAACACGCGCTGTGCCTTCAGTTCGGCGACTTTGCTGCCGGTGATGCCGGGAAGCTCGTCCAGCGGAGTGCCATCGACGAGGATGGCTTTGTTTTCAACGAATGCTGCGTAATGGCGGGGAAACTGTTCTTTCCACATGATCTGCTCGCGCCGTTCGGGGCAGAACGTGAAATCGTTTGCAGGCGCCACAAGCTCGGAGTGCTTGTCGCCAACGTATTTGATGCGGACGAACTCAACGTCCTTGAATTTCGGCAGGCCAAGCTGCGCCGTAGCGGCTGCATCCTCGACCGTCTGGGAAAAGAACTCGATGTGAAGGTGTGATGTGTCTTGCATGGGAAGGGTTCCGTCTGAGGGATTGTAAATTGTGAAAGGAAAACCGGGGCAGGTAATTAACCCGCCCCGGCAATCAGGCTTAGGCGGCGAGACCGTCATCCATGACAGGATAGGAAATCTCGAACTCCGCGAAGCTGCCCGAAGGCGTGCCAATGGCAGACGCGCCCTTGGCGTTCTTCACTCGGTCGCCAGCGACGATTGCGTCATCGACGCTGCCCGCAGTTGCGGTCGCGTAGACGTTGGCGTTGTCTGCAAACAGCGCCAGGCACAGACCCACGGCTTTGCCGTAAATCTGATACCAGCCATAGCTGGTTGCCGCCGTGTTTGCCGACATGGCGATTGCCACGGGGCCAATCGCATTGGCTGCGAGAAGCGCGGTTGTGTGGTCGTCCTGGTTGTATGTCACCCACGAGCCAACAGCGGTCGAGGCAACACCGGCCAGATAGATGAACTCGCCGGGACCATAAGTATCGTCCGAGCACTTGAACCGGTCCCCAAGGCGATGCTTGAGGGTGGTCGAGGTTTCCGCAATCGGCTGACCGATCAGGGAATTTTCGTTTGCACCATATGCCATATCTGTTTCTCCCTTTACGGCGTGCTATCGTACAGCTTGGCCATGTGAAGCGGGTTGTTCATGGTCAAATTGCCGAAGAAACCCACGTGCTGAACAACCGCGTCCTGGTTGATCGGCGTCTGCTTGCCGCCAAACTTGACGAAGTTTCTGTCCGGGTGATACCGGAATTTCAGCGCGCTGGTGTCAATGAAGTAGCTGACGTTCGCCGGCATGGCCGAACCAATCCCGCCCTCAAGCACCACGTCCACGGACTTGCCGCCGCCGTAGTATTTAAGCGACGTGAAGCCCAGCTTACCAAGACCGTTCTCGTCGTTGATGCGCTGGATGTTCGTGGTTGCTGCCGAATACGTGATGTAGTGTTCCGCAGAACACGCAATCAGGTTCGGGCCTTTCTGGCCGCGTGAACGCTGGATCATGATATGGTCAAACAGCGGCTTGACGGTGGTCGAGGTAACCGCCGTGATAGCCGTGCCCGCAACCGTGATCGAGTTGGCATCATACGAAGACGTGCGCCAGATGGCGTTATCCACGCGGGAAATGCCGCCATAGGTGCCGGTAGTGGTCGTTGTCGGAATGACAAGCTGAAGCCCGCCAATCTGATTAGTAGCCGTGCCAGCCGAATGAAGGTCTTCGACAAAACGGTCGGTCAGCTCGGTCTCAGCGGCGGAGATATGCTCCTCCATGATATTCTTGAGCTGGTTGCGGCCTGAGTTCTTCAGGATGTCTTCGCCCGAAAGCGTCACCGAAACCGCTGCCAGCTTTGCGGTAAATTCCGCATCGTTGAACAGTTCGGCAGGCGACGGGTTCAGGTATTGATAGCCTGAATAGCGCGTGGAGGTGCCGCTTTCGTTGTAAAGCAGGCGTTCCCTGATCGTGGGGCCGCTGAACGGCTTGAACTGATCGCGGGATTTCATGACGGTCAGGATGGCATTGGCGTTAGAAACGAGGTCTGCGTAACCTGCGCTCCGGTCCTCCAGTGCCAGCGAGAACGCTTCTTGCAGCTTCTCTGTGGATGTCAGCGATGGCATGACAATCTCCTATCTGGTGGGGTTAAAGCCCGTATTGATCGAAAGCCCGGTCAAGGGCTTCGCGGGCCGATGCAGGCGTCTTTCGGTTTGCAGGGTTTGAGCCTGACCCAGGAGCGCCGGTGATACTCAATTGGCCTTTGCGGGTCTGATCCGCTATGGCCGGGGTTTGCGGGGCCGGTGCAGTGCGCGGCGCGGGTTTGAGCCGATCCGCTATCTCATAGGCTTCCTGCAATCTCATACGCGGTTCGGTGGCCGTGACAAGACCTGACCGCAATATACCGGCTATCTGAGGCTCAAGCTCACCATATCTGGGGTTCTTGACCGCAAAGTCGGTAATGAATGACTGGACTTCCTGCTGCTGACGCTGGGTATAGGTCTGCGTCTGGCGCTTCAGTTCCATGTTTTCTTGCTGGAGACGGGCGATTTCCTGGCTCGTCTGCTTGGCGTAATCGTCAAGGTCCTGGCCTAGCACGTTTGCGGCCACATCCTGAAGCGTAAACCCGTGCCGCTTGGCCAGTGTGTCGAAAACCTGAACAGGGTTCGTCGCCATCATTCGGGCCATACCCTCGTAATCGGCAAGCACGCCTTTGATGTCCATCCCGTATTGCTGGGCGAGGGTTTCATAAGGCGCCACGTCAGTCTGCCAGCGGGTGGCCTCAGTGCGGTATTTCTCAATCCCGCCCTGCATCTCGCGGATGGTGCGGTGCACGTCGGCCTTCACTGCGGGAGGCAAAGCGCCCCACTGGGCTTTCGCCTCTGCGCTGAGACGTGCAGGCGGTTCGTCGGGGTTGATGGGTTGCTCGGTGGCGTTCGGCGTTGCCTTAGCTTCCGTAGCAGGTTCGGTGCTGGCCAGCTTTGGGTCGATCGGCGCAGCCTTAGCCTCGCTCTTTGCTTCGCCCTTGGCAAACCGGCCAGATTGATCCCTTGCCCGGCCTGACTGCATTTCCGGCTCGTCGCTGAACACGTTGTCAAACGCATTGTCGAGCGCGTCACTGAGCGTGGCCGATGGGCTGGCTTCCGGCGCGCTTGCGGCGGGCACATCCGGCGTAATGTCCGGGGTCTGTGTGTCGAAATCGTCCATTCTGGGTCTCCGTCTGAGGGAATGTTACGCGCCAAAACCAGCACGGCTTAATGCCTTGCCGACTGACGCCTCTATCTTCTTGCGCGATGCCTGCTTCTGGCGCTTGCGTTCGGCCGGCGCCTGGGTCCGCAGGCGTTCCGGGTCGGTGTAGGACTTGTCGTCGCCCACCTCGATCACACCGGCTTCGCGGTATGTCCGGCGAAGGCCGCGCTTGCTGTCATACATCTTGCCGTCGAGCATGGACTGGACCGCGTCCATGCTGTCCCGGATGAGCATTGGTGCGGCGAGGTCGCTGCGATTGTCCGGCATCCACTCGCGGTGGTTATCGGGCCACATGGCGACGTCATGAATGTCACCGCAGACTTTGCAGAGGCGATAAGTGGCCATCAGATTGTCTCCGGATTATGCAAACTGAGGCCCATGCGGCCCATAGCAACGAACGGCTCCTGCTCACTGATGTCCGACGCGGCAAACGCAGCGGCGACCTGCGCGGCTTCCAGCGGGAATGGCGGATCAAGCTGTCCAGCCATCTGCGCGATGGCTTCAGGCATACCGGGCCAGTGCGAGGTTTGCACCCATGCGCCTTCCTCGTCCTGTGCCCATTGCGTGAGCGGGAGCGGCTGGGCGAAGGCGTCCGACACGATGCCGCTGGAGATGTAATGCGTGACGGTCTGGCCGTTCGTGAGGCCCGTCATGAACAGGCCGACTGACGCGACTGGGTCGATGGCGGCGGCTAGATCGCGGGCGAGTTGGACGTGGGCGGATGGTATTATTAGCGTGCGGAAGGTCATCTAAAACGCCCCCGTTTTACCGTTGACCCATGCTTCCATCGCGGCGAGTTCTGCGGCTGTGGCGGTGCGGCCAAGGACGGCTAGGCTATACAAGCGACCGTTCAGGGGGAAGCTGGCGTTGTTGCGGCGGCCTATGAACAGCGGGTAATTGCCGAAGTTGCCAGTGCCTTGGTCTGCTGTGTTTGCCCCCACCTGCGCGCCGTTAATTCTGAACCGCGAAACGTCTCCGCTGATGTCGCCGATGCCTGTCAAAACGTGCGTAACGGGGCTGAGATAGATTGCGTTATCTATGTTTACATCGGTCGATGACGTGCCTTTAGAGCGCCAGACGTATTCGTTTGCGCCGCTTGCAATAAACGCCGAAAAAGTGCCATTGTTGGAGCTGGTATCGGCGCTCAGTTCAAGGAGCACTTGCGTCGCCGCATCACTCAGCTTACTGACCCCCGCAAACACGGTCATCTCATCCGTGCCGCTGAAGTCGATGCTGCTCGTCCCGAAACTGTCGTCCGTGCCATCAAACGCCAGATAAGGACGCCACACCGGATTGCTCGTGTCGTAATCCGTCGCGGCTGCTATCCGTTGGTATGCGCCTCCGGTGGAGGTTTGGTCGGCGGCTGTTAGGAGTTGGGCGCCCCAGATTAGGATGCCGCTGGTGCCGTCTCCGGTGTAGCTGGTGTAACTAGACGTGCTGAGAGCGGCAATTCTAAAACCCGGAGAACCCGCTCCTGATGTCTGTGCCGTCGTGACCGCCACGCGATACCAGCCGTTAGCCAAAGCGGTAATTTGGGTCATTCCGGCAACCGTTTCTGACACGAGTGCGCCTGTTGCAAGGTTTATGACCGCATCTCTTTGGGAAATCCCTGCGCCGCCGCTGCCGCCTGTTATGACAGCAGCAAAATCATATTCGCCTTTTTTGACGTGCGCGCTGAATGTGTATGTTGTGCTGGCTGCAAGAGTTGCACTTTGGTCAACCTGATGAAGGTTGTTTGTATTGTCGGCAATGACCTTTTCCGCAGTCGTCGTCCCATCCGGTGCAACACTAGCATTCGCCGTTACCGTGCTGTTCGTCTTCGTCCACCCCGCATTATCAAACTGCTCACTATACGTAAGCAGATTATAGCGGCTGCGTAGCACCGGCCTGCTCGCGCTCGTGGCTTGGAGGGCGTGGTTGCCGGGGAGTTCGCGGACGGAATGGACAATAAAGGTGCTTGTCGTGCCGTTTACTGTTGACGCAACGCCCATTGTGCCCGTTGCGGTGGCTTGGATAACGGATGTAACCGTCTGGCCAGCGGCTATGGATTCGGCGACACCGCCCGGCGCAGTGAGCGTTGCGGACCTGATTAACGCGTTGCCCGTCAGACACTCGACGGTAATCCGCACCAATACGTTCGGAGTAAACCCGCTGAACACCACAAAAGATTGATTGCTCACATCAACGCGGGTAGCCGCACCTGCAAACGTCGTTGCATTAAACGTCGCTGCGGTAGCTGTGCCTTGCAATCCAGCGGCGCCCGTAGATCGCTGCTCCGACCCCAGCACCAGCCCCCTAGACCTGTCCAGCATCAGCCCAACCGGCTGCTCGACAGCCGTGACGGGCGTGGTGCCGGTGGAGGTCTGGTAGAGCGTGGAGAAGTCGCTGGGGTCATACCATGCGCCTTGTTCGTTGTTAGCGAACAGGCTGAACGGGTAATCCCAGAGCGTGCCGTTCGGGTTGAACAGCGTCACAGGCTCCCCGCCACTGTTCACAAGCGTCACAGGCTCGCCCAGCGTGTTCACAACCGTCATTGGCACAGCGCCGCGCTCGCTGATGACGTTCGTCACCGGGCGGCCTAGCGTATTGGTCAGGACAACAGGCGGGCCTCTCACGGCGTTACCTCACGCAGCCAGCAGCAAAATGATGAGCGCATTGTCTTCTTCTTTCTGTTTCAGCGCAAGCGTTTCGGCTTCAGCCAAATCGGCGGCTTGTTGCGGTTCGGGAGCCGCTACAGTTGCGACTGGCGGTGCAATTGGTTTCGGCGGTTCAGGATCAGGCTCACCCAGCGCCCGCGCAATAATTCGCCGCAGGTCGAACTTGCTCTTACGTTCTTTGCTGCGCCTGGCCTGCTCTGCTTCTTCTTCGGCCTTAGCTGCCGCACGTAACGTAGCCTCGTCATAAACCGGCTGGCGCGCTACGCCGTCATGCGTGTCAACGAGGTCAACTTGCGCTTGGCCAACTGCCGTCAGGCTCGCTGCAAAGTCCGATGACCCCGCAAAGCTGCCAAACATGGCGTTGGGATCGGCAGCCGTTTCCTGCCCGCCCATTGCGCGGAAGTAGAGTGACTTCCAAAACTCGGCTGAGAAAAAGTTGCTCATGTCAGGTCGTAAACAATCGCCGTGCGGTTGCCCGAGCTGTCTACCGTCGCGACAATGCGGTCCTTTGTGTCGTCTACCGCGCTCTTAATGGTCACTGTGGAAGACCCTCCACCGCTCAATGTGCCTGCCGTTGCCGCTGCAATCAGTCTCAGCGCCTCGCGGAAAGTCAGTCCCGTCTCGATGTCTTCCTGATCCATCAGGTAGCCGGCGAACCCTGCCGCCTCCAGTGTTGCAGCCTGCGCAAAGGAACCCGACAGGAAGCCCTTCGCATATTCTGTCCCGCTGAAACTTGCCTCGCCTGCAAACTGCCCCGCCATGTTCCCGGTTGCGAGCAGTGTGCCCTCAAAGGCTGCAACCCCGTCGAATGTGCCCACGCCGTTAAGGGCGGCTGTGACATTGCCTGAGAACGCCGCAACCCCGGCAAATGAACCCACACCCGAGACGACAAGCGCGCCTGTGCCCGCAAAATCTGCAACCCCGTCAAACGTCCCCGCAATGTTGCGGCCCTGCACAATCGAGCCCGACCATGACGCGGCGCCGTTAGAGGCTCCGTGCGAGGATATGGCGCCGCCCGTGATTGGCAGCATGTATCCGGCGCCTGCGTAACCTTCGGGCCGTGCGGTGAGCTTCAGCGCCGTTGTGGCAAGCTCCTGCACGGCGAAATTCCGGATCGGACCAGATGACCCGAACATCGAAGGGGCTTGCGGCAGGAATTGCCCGAGCCCGGAAGCGTGCGCCGTCGAATTGCCTCCGAACGAACGCCCCGGCGACTTCGATGACAGGCTGTAATTTCCGAGAAGCGCCATCAGCTCCAGCCAAAATCCAGATGGCCATAGAACGCCGAGTTGTTTGGAATCGCCGAACCCGCATAGATCAGCCAGCCAAGGCAGGCCCCGTCGAACACACGCGGCATCGATGGCAACTGGTTCACCAGATCCCGCTCAGCAGCCACGCCCAGAGTTGTCATCGGCAACGTCAGCAGAGGCTTGGCCTTCACGAGGTTATAGACGCCCGCTGTGACGCCTGACGATGCCAGGATAATGTTCTGGATCGAGCGAATGCCTGCATCCCCCGCCGCCAGAGGCATGAACGGCCCGAACTTGCCCGAACCCGTCCCGCTGTACGGAATGCCGAAGATCGGCGCTGTCGCGTTGTTCGTCGGCAAGGCAGGGCTTGTCGGAGTGACACGCGAGCCTGTGCCCGCAGAGTTGGTATACGTAAGCTGGAACGTGGTTGTGCCCGCTGTGCCCGCTGTGGAGGCCACGAGAAAGGCTTGGACACCCGCCCCATCACCATACCGGGGATTATAGAACGTGAACGTGTTCGTGCCCGAGCCTGCATCGGTAAAGGCAATGGCCGTGCTTGCAATCGCGTTGCTCAAGGATGTAGCGAGGCGAGAGGTCGTTGCAGATACGCGGATCGTCCAATACGTGGTGTTGATCGCAAGGCCCGTAGGCAGCGCGCCCGTGGTCGTGAACCGGCAAGGCGTTGCCGTGTCATAATCGTTCACGGTCGTCATCAGGAGGCCCGACGAGGACGAGAACGTCACGGCTTCGGTATTAGCCAGCGTCTTGGTGCCGGTCGTGCTGATTGTGGCGTTTGTCAGGGTTGTCGAGCTGATAAAATCGCACAGCATCGCCACCGCCGGCATCGTCGTGGCCGCTGCGCTGTATGCGCTGGCATTCAGGAGCACTTTGTAATCGGTGTACGCCGCTGCGACTGCCCCGCCGTGCTGGATGCCGCCATGGGTTGCGCCGAAGTCATAGAGCGGCTTTTCAACAAGCGTGACGCCCGAACCAATCAGCGTGTTGGCAGCCGGGTTGCCAGCGCCGGTCAGCAGCGATTGCCACGAACCCGCAACTACCGTGCCCGCCGTGGCATGGTTCTTGTTCCAGTCCGCACGGAAGAACTTGCCCGAGTTCGACACGTTCGAGATCAGGTTATCAAGAGACGAAAATCCAGCCATCAGTTCCACACCGTTTCTATTGTTCCAAGCACCTGACCGGACGCAATCGAACCCGAAGGCAGGCAGATCAGGTTCAGGTACGCATCGTCATAAATGCGAGGAAGGGTCGCCGGGTTATCCAGCACAAAATCTTTCTCGGCAGGGGCTTGCAGGTCATAGACCCCCAACGTCGCAAGCGGTTTCACCAGCACCAGCGAGACCAGCCCCACGTCCCCCGTCAGGAATGTGATGCTCTGGATTGAGCGGACCCCGAGGTCACCCCGCTGGAGCGGCAGGAACGGCCCCGCGCATCCCGCCGTGGCTGCTGCCGTTGTGATAATCGTTCCCACCGTGGTTTGCGTGTTACACGTCACTGTCGGCGTAACTCGCCCCGCAACTCCCGCGCTGTTCGTATACGTGACGAAGAACGACACCCCGCCGATCTGCGAGGCGACTTCGACCGCCATCATCTGCACACCCAGGCCGTCCGTGTAACGACTGATAGTCTCCGACTGCGTCATGTCCTGCTGGTCGGTAGAGGACATGTCCACGAACGGGTAATACAGCAGGTAGTCGCACAGGATCATAGGCAAGGGTAAAGCCGTGGTTGGCGTCGAGACTAACGCCATCAGCCTGCGCAGGTGCTTGGTCCTGCCGTCGCCCGGGGCTGCGCCGTGGAAGATCCCGCCGTCACTCGATTGTGCGAGGCGTTTGGCAACCAGCGGAGCGGCCGCGTAATAATTTGGCACCGGATTGCCGGGGCTCATCGACAGGTCGAACCAGATGTTCGTGGCCGTCACCTGCGTCGGCGCTTTTCGAAACCCGAACACCGTTGTCTGCCCGCCCTCGACAGCTTCGATTAATTCGCGGTGGTTGAGAAACCCGGTCATTCGGCTGGCTCCTGCGGGTTCTCAACAGTCGCCTCATACTCCGAGACACACGAGCACGCCCGGTAAGGCGCGCCTTCTTCAGCGCGAACCTCAATCCCGCATTCGGGGCATCGGTAGTGGATAATCACCGGCATCAGTCTTCTGTGCCGTCAAGGTCGCCCGCGCCGAACTGCGGCTGGATACCAGACGAAATCGCCAGCGAGGCACTGAGCGCGCCCTTGTAGAGGATTTTTCCCGTCCCGCTTGCTGCCGTGCCGATGGCGAAGTGCGTGGCCGTGGCGCTTGAACCTGTGCACTGGGGAAACTGGATCAGCGCGGCGTTCGTGACTGCGTTGCCCGTTACCGTCCAGCCAGCACCCGAACGGGCAACAGCGACACGGGCATAAGACGTATAGGCCACCTCGTTTGTGGTCTGGTTGCCTGCTTCGCCCGGATCGGATGAGTGCAGGCTAACCTGAAGGTTCGTCAGCGGGCTGGTCGCGTCATTGTCTGCAATGTCTGCGATGGCCGTGCCGTTGAAGATCAGCAGCAGCAGGTCATTCTCGAACGTATTGCCCTTACTCATTGGATACCTACCGGCCTTCCTTGCTCGTTAAATTGTATGGTTTTTGGACGTGCCAGGCTTTCAGCAAGTGCCTGCTGGGCCTGCGCAATAGATGCCAACCCCTGAGAAACAGCGGACAAGGCAGCATCCTGCGCCGCGTCACGCCTCATTGATTGCTCATATGACTGGCGTTCCTTCGCCTCGTCCTTCATGCCGCGCTCGGTCTCGCGGTACTCGTCCTGCTCGGCCTTTTCGCGCATCTCATATCGCGCTGTCTCAGCCTGTTCGGCGGTCGCCACGATTTCAAGCTGGCGCATGGCCACGTCGATCTCCTTGAGCTTCAGGTCGAGCGTCTTCATCATGGCGTCATTTTGCGCCTTCTGCTGGGCCTCGGCAACTTTCAAACGCATGTCTTCCTGCTTCATGGCGCGGTCTTCCATTTGCATCTGGCGCGCGGCTTGCACTTCCATCTGCTTCGCGGCCATCGCTTCCTGGCGCTCTTTGGCGCGCTCTGCGGCTTCCTGCTGCTTGATCTGGGCGTCCATCTTCATCGCCTCCAGCTTCGGATCTGGCGGCGGTGGCGGCGGCGGCTGCGAAGCCTTGGCGCTCAACTCCTCAATGAAGTCGTCAATCGTCTGTTCCATAGCCCTGCCGGCACGATATGCACCCGTGACGAACCGAAGCATTTCAGCGACCAGCTTGGCGGCTTCCGGCGCGGCTTGGACGATTGGCCCTGAACTGACCATGAGATTACCCACGGCCTGCGCAAACTCGTTCCGGCGCTGTTTCTCAGCGTCTTCGTTGGGCTGGATCGTGCTGTCTGAGGCGGTCTGGAGCACGAACGGGCGCATCCGCTCATTGCGCAACAGAGCGAGAACCTCTTCAGCCGCTATCGCATCTTTCGGCAGAGGAGGAAGCTGCGGCATCTGCGGCATGGGCTGAGGAGGCTGGCCGGCTTGCTGGGCTTGCTGCATCTGCTGCGCCATCTGCGCCTGTTGGGCTTTCAGGGCTGCGTGCTGCTGGATCAGTGCCCCAGGCACCAACTTATCCATCTGGCACATCTGCATGATGGTCGCGGGCTGGAAATTCTCGGCTATGATCTCCCCCGCAATCTTCATGGCGTCATCAGCGACCCGGATCATTTCCTCTTGACGTGACCTGACCCGTACCGAGCCGAACTGCGCCTTGATGTTCTGCGCCGTGGCGGTTTCGCTGGCTTGCGTCTCTCCCCGCATGATGTCGGAAATGCCCGAAATCTGGTAGATGTCCTCAATCAGTTGCTTGCGAAGGACCACAAGCGCGCTGACCGTGTTGGCAATCTCCAACAGCGGCATCATCATGATGGCATCTTTCATGCCCTGTCCCAGCGCCGCGACGGTTGGGATCGGGATCATGACAGCGTTGTCGTCCTGAGACTGGAATGCCTTTTCCAAGGCTGTCCCGATGTCTTCGCCGCCAGCCGAGTAAAAGCCTTTGACCCGGAGCGCCTCGGACAAGGCCGAAATCCGCCCTGTCAAGGTATTCACTTCCTCAAGTTGGTCCCTGTAAAACAGGTAATCGGGAACCGGAATGAGGCTTTCTGGCTCGCAGACGCTGTAAGCAGGCTTCGGGCATGGGTAAAACCCATCAAGGTCTAACCACGGGTCACGCCGGTCGAGCACTTCCTTGCTGCCCTTGTGGACCCAGACGACCGTCTCCTGGCCCTTGTGCCAGAGTTCCCAAACCTCGGCCTTCTTCTCAACCTTGTATTCCTCAGCCGTGTCGTTCTCGGCCTCGACGTATTGGATTTCACGCCAGCTATCGCCGAACCGGCGCATCCCCTGCTCGCGTGTCAGCCATGACCGGCGAGCGACCCAGCCCACCTCAGACCATGTCCTGACAGGCTCGTGCAGGAAGTCCTGCCGGTTCACATGGTCGTAACAGACATACTCGAAGAAATCGTCCGCCTCGCCATAGCCTTCTTCGTCCCCGTCCTCGTCATCGTCGCTTTCGTCAGCGCCTTGATCGTCCTGTTTGGTGTTGGGGACCATGCCGCCTGAAGCGCCAGCCATTTGCCCGCCTTCGGTCTTATAGCGCATCCACATGACGCCGCGGCCAAACAGCGTCACGTCATCGCGGACATGCAACATCGTGTCATGGATGCGCTCTGCGTCGAAGGACACCATAAGGCAGCGTTCAATCACTTCCGACGCCGTGCGGTTCACCGGCTTGCGGTCGCTAAACCGCGTCTTGCACACTGGCACAGGCGGGCGCGCGTAGATCGTCGGCTTGAGCACCTCGATGTTAGCGTAGAGAAGCTGCATCTCCTTGCTGCCGTTCTCATTCGACAGGCGCTTAAGCGAGGCATAGTTCTCCTTGGCCCGGTCGCAGCGCTGGTGCCATGACTCAAACGCTTTGCCGGCGTCCTGGATAAGGTCCAGCCAGGGGCGCGATGACGTGCTGTCTGGTTCTGGTGCTTCGGTTTCGGGTTCCATGGTCACACCTTCATCGCTGAACGCTTACGAGGCTTAGGCGGGCCGTCGAGCAATACTGTGCCGCTCTGTTGGCGGGCTTTGGGCTGTTCGGTCTCACGCGGCGCGCTGCGCCATGCAATGGAGAGATACCTGAACGCATCTGCGGGGTGCGATGCCCAGTCATGGACTTCATTGGCGCGGAAGGTTTTCTTATCGTCATCCCATTCGCGCCGATACTGTTCCAGAGCCGAAATTCCGAATTCCTCGCAGCGCGGGTCAAATACACACCGCGCCAGCGTCTTACGTGCCGCGTTGATCCCGTCCAGCTTCGACAGGCTTGGCACGAGTTCAGGGTGTAAGCCGAACTGCACCATCTGGTCAATTGTCGTCTTTGCGCCGGGCAGGCCGAAGATCCGATGCGCAGCGTCGTGCGGGACGTAATCAATCCCGTCCATCCAGCCAAGGGTTTCCCGCCGGCGCTCGATCTGCTCGGCGTAATGGTCAACGCCCGCCCCGGAGGATGAGTAGCAATCAAGGATAAGCACCTGCAAACCCACGACCTGAAACCACCAGATGGACGTATCATCCTTAACGCCAATGTCCCACGCCCGATGCACCGGCTTGCCCGGCAATGGCTCAATCGGCGTAATCCGGCCTTCGTTCCGCACGTCGAGCATTTCCCTAGCGTAGAATGCACCCAGGATCGCCGCGTTAAAGCTGCAAAGGTATTCCTGTTCAAACTGCGCGCGGCCTAGGTCTGAGCCATACAGCGCCACGTATTCCGCAAGGCTTTCCTGTAGCTGTTCAGGGCTGAGCGCGCCCGTGTTGTGAACCGTGGAGATTTCGGCAAACCATTTCGGGTTCTGTTGCGCCATGTCAAACATGGACTTGGCGTGGTTCCTGCCCCGCGGCGTCGTAATGAACGCGGCCCAGCCATCGTTCTCCTCAAGCATCGGGCGCAGGTATGCCCAGGCGCTCGGATTAGCCAACGCAAACTCTGAGAACACCACACCCGCCACACCAGCGCCGACGAGGCTGTTATACCGATCTGATCCAATGACCTGCCATGTGGAGCCGACCTTCAGCTTTATCAGCATCTCGCTCTCGTTCGTGCTCTCCCGCAGTTCCATCGGGAACGCTTCGTCGATACGTCGCTTTCCGGTGTGCGGGTTGATCGCGGTCCAGATGCCTTTGCGGGCCTGTGCGTATTCAGGGAAAGCGTGCCAATAGTTTGCCGGCCGCTCGTGAGCCTTGATGCAGGCGCCATGCAGGCAAACGTCATCCTTGCCCCAGCGGCGGTGTGCTATCTCGATCAGGCGGCGAACGTCTTGCTTCTGCCATGCGTCCCAGAAGGGCTGCTGGTAGGGTCGGACTTTCCAGCCCTTGTAAGGCAGGTCGATAATCACTTGTTGATGTTGACGGTGATGTTGCCGTTTATCTCAACGTCATGCTTGTCCTTCTGGCCCAGCATCTGCTTGCCCATCCAGATCAAAAGCGTCGGATTGCCTTCATCTACAGCGGCCTTCCACTGGGCGCGGCGTAAACTAGCCCTGCCCTCGTGGTTATACCTTTTATAGAACTCCGAAAACCCGCCAAAGCCCGCTTCTTTCAGGCGCGTATCCAGCGTGTCGGCAGACATGTCCAGGATGGCAGCACATTCCTCTGCGGTGCATTGGATGCGGACCAGCGTGCGAAGCTGCTCAAAGTTCACTTCTTTGATCTGATCTTTAGCAGGCATGTTCTGGCTTCTTTATCAGTTGGTTCTTTGCAAATGGTTTGTAATTAACGCTGTGCTGCCATCTGCCCCACTTCTGGGTGATCTTAGTAACATCAGGGTGCTGGCGATAGAGGTGCTTCGCCATTTCTAAACGCCCATCAAATTGCGCATCCTGCTTGTATAGCTCATCGGTGTTGCCACCTTTCATCGTCATCGTTGCCATCTTGTCGCAAAGATATTTGTAAAACAAGACTGTGCAGTAGCCGTCTTTCAGAAAGCGCAAGCTGAGATCCGTATCCTCATTGTATCGCCCGCGCCATCGGTGGCTGACATGATTGGATAGCAGGATGCAGGAATAAACCCGCGTGTTGAGCAGGAAAGGCTTGGTAATTGCCCTGGTCGTCTCGGTTACCGCAAACATGCTATATTGCAGGCCAGACATCGGGACGTTTAGGTATTGGTCAATAAAGTCTTCCGCCTCTCGGAATATAGCGGGATCGGAAACCCTTTCACGCTTGTTGTTTTCCCAGCGGCGGAAGCCAGCGATATTGTCGTCCATGATCCAGTGCCGGTCATGCCCTTCCGCTATTGAATGTTCCCAGACCCAATTGCGCGCCGGGATACTGCCCTGCCCTAAATTGGAAAAAGGGAGAACGAGGATTTTCTTCGGATCAATCACCTCTGCGTAGGATTGTAATTCCTGCGGCTCAACCACTATTCGATAGGGCGCACTAATGGCTTCCAGGGCTTTGCTTGTTGGTCTTGCCTCCCAGCGTCCTTTAGAAATCACGTAGATCGGGTATTTCGGGTTCATTCTGCCGGGAACCATATGGATTTTGTTTTATCTGTAATCGCGCAATCAAGCCGCCGCGCAAATTCGTTTGCGTCGGACTCATGTTTAAAATGAACATGGATTGTGCGCTCTGCCAGCGGTTCGTTTCCAGTGCCTTCAAGTTCTGCAATGGCGTCGGTAACGGCAAAACCTTCACTGAGCAAAGCATCCGTAAACAGGTGATCAAAACTGATCAGGGATAAATTAAAATCAGCCGCTACAATGTCGCTTAGTTCAAATCTCAGCAGCTCGGTATCCCAGCCCGCGTTCAGCGCCAGCTGGTTATCCGCCAAGATATAAGCCCGCTTCTGTGCGTCGGTCCATCCGGTCGCAATCATGCAGGGTATGTCATCAAGACCTAGCTTGCGGGCAGCTAACACGCGGCCATGCCCGGCGATCAATCCGCCCTCGGCATCAATCAGCACCGGGTTTGTCCAGCCCCATTCGCGGATTGAAGCGGCGATCTGCGCTACCTGTGCGTCAGAATGTGTGCGGGCGTTGCGGGCGTAGGGAATAAGCTGGGATACCTTCCGGCGCTCAATGGCATCAGCGGGCCATTTTACGCCGGGGGTCGGTGCGGCTTTTGCTTTGGCACCAGCCATTAGTTTTCCGTGGCCGTTTCCAGTTGTGGCATTTCTGCAACACCGTTCATGAGCACAGCGTCCGGCACCTCATCCCCCGAAAGGGCATACTTGCCGGTGTGTTCCTCATGGTGTGCTTCCCATGCGTCAGCGGAAAGCAGTTCAATATCAAACTTTGCAAGCGGGTTGCTAATTTCTACGATGGGTTCGTCTGCCATATCCAGCTTCCGGGGCACGATCACTTCCGACACGCCCCACTGGTCAATAATCAGCCGGTGAGCGTCGAGCTTGGCCTGGATGCGGGCACCAATTGCGGCGTCTAGGTCAAGCAGGCGTTGGCGCATGGCCTCAGCCTCGTTTACGTCAGCGTCATGCTCCGGGCTTTCCAGCGCGGCAATGGCTTGGGCAAGCATCATGTTTGCGGTCTTCAGGTCAGTCACTTCTTCTCTCCGTTGAGATAGGCTTCCAGCTTCTTTGCCGCCGCAATCACGTCTTCCGGCTTACGATAGTCCAGATTGAGGGACGCCGCAATCGAGAGCGCGTGATAACGTTGCGAATAGGCATCGGGGATGATTGCGCGAAGGTTTGTCATGGCTCGCTAATCCTGCGATTTGCGGCTTGGGTCAACCACGCCCATCGGGACAGCGGTGCGATCGTAAGCAATGGCTTTCGGGGGTTGGACTTCCTGTGCCTGCCAGAATTTCCACCATGCGCGCTTGCGGGGTTTCTTTGCTTTCGTCACAGGCTTGATCTCCACTGTGCGTCTATTGCTGGCACGACTTTGCGGGTCGCGTGCTTGCGGTCATGGCCGCAAAACCGGCAGACGTGCCATTCCTCGGTGTGCCTATTGCCGTGGCGGTCGATGTCTACGCGCATTTCGATCCGATTGACGTGCAGGCCGCGCCGGCAGGTTTCGAGTTTCATTGCGCGCCCTCCTCGTAAAAATACGCATCCGTGTCCCCATACCGGGCGGTATCCTCGGTCATGCTGCCACCTGCCTTTGGCTGGCCACGTATGCAGCGCGGATGTCTGCAAGCGAGGCGGTCACCGGGACGCCGTAGCGGGCCTGTGCTGCCCTGCGGATGCCGTAGATGATCGTGGCATGGTGGCGTTTCAGCCTTTTGGCGAGAATAACCGTAGTCCAACCGCGTTCGCACATCAGGTCAAGCCAGACAGCGTGCCGGCCGGGGACGTAGCGGTGGTCCTTAGAGCGGGTCAGAACCCGGTCGAGGCTTAAGCCGTAACGGGCTCCGGTTTCGGTTATGGCGAGGTCGATCTTCTCGCGGGGGGTGGGGATGCGGGGGGTCATGTTTGTGTCCTTCTGTAGTTTGTCATGAGTTCATTGTTCCAGTCCCATCCAGATTGACGGGGGATATGCACCGTCACTTCGATGCCCGTTGATGCAAGCCGGGAGGCAAGCTGGTAAGCCGCCGCCTGTCCTGCAAATTTCGGGTCATTGTCGCCAAATATTGCCACCTCAGTGCAACCCTCTGGCGGCGTCCAGTTTGCCAGCCCGTGCGCGTTGATCGCAGCCCAGACCGGCATACTGTAAAGCACAATGGCACTTAGGGCGGTCTCGATGCCCTCGGCTATTCCTAACGGCCCGCCCGTGTAATCGGATGTCCGCACCGCCGATCCCTTCGGCAACGGTCCAGGCATCAGCTTTCTTGGGCAAGCCATTTCAGCCTTGCCAGACCCGTCCGGCTTCAGGAACGTCCGGTGAAGTGTCACGTTTGTTCCGTCTGCACCCTGAACCGTGGCAACCATGCAAGGGCGAACCTGGCCTTCGCCGTCACGCAGCTTCGGGGCAAACCGAAGCGTCTTGAAATACGTGTGTTCCTTCAAGCCCCGGCTGGTCAGGTAAAGGTCGGCCAAGTCACCGCGCTGTATCTTCACCGTCTGGCTGGCCACTTCCCGCAACGCGCTCAGGCGCTGGGCTTCTGACAGGTCAGCTTTAGGCTTGTCACCGTCCGGCTTGATGTTGCCCAACATGGCGTCGATCTCCTTGGCCACTTCAGCAAAGGGCCTCGCGGTGAACCCCATTGCCAGCTTCATCCCGTCGCCAGCGCCGCAACTGTTGCAGATATACGTTCCCTGCCCTTCCTTGTTGTCCCAGCGGAAACGGTCCTTGCCGCCACACAACGGACAGGGTCCATGTTTCGGAACCAGCACCTCAGCCGGGATACCCAGCGTCAGGAGAATGCCCTTCCACTTACCCTTCGCCGCCTGCGAAGTGTTTACGTGCCATGATTGCATTGCCCTAACCCTTCTGCTTTTCCATGCGCTTCGCGTAGGCGATGCGGGAGGCTTTCTCGTAATTCCAGAAGGCCTGGTCAGGATACATCGGGGTGTTTGACAAGCCCTGCGGCCATACACCAAACTTGCCCTTGTAAAGGCCCTTGGCGAGGCGCCCGCCTTTGCCCCTGTCCCAGTCAAGCCATAGCGCCATTGACCAGAAGTCCTGTTTCTCGTGGCGCGTGGGCAGGCGTTTTTTCTCGCCAAACTCCACCAGCTCGCCTTCGGCTGTCTCGACGTAGCCGGACGGCGCCTTACGCTCGCAGCCGCATTCCGGGCACTTCATCTGCGTGTGCAACGCCCCGCATTCCTCGCAAGGCTTCGGCAGCTTCACCTTCACCTCTTTGATCTTCTCGCCCTTTGGGGTCTTGTCTAGCTGGTCATGGTAGATTTCGGTCACCAGACCCAGCCGGAGCGAATTGCCCGCGTGGTCAAGGATCAGGCAGTCCTCAGTGCCAGGATTTACCCGCAGGCCCCGTCCGATCTTCTGGACGTGCAGCATCTCGCTGCGGGTTGGCGCTGCGTCAACAATGCAACTGACCGGCCAATCAATCCCCGTGGTCAGCGTCCGAACCGAGCAGGCGACACGCACCTCACCAGACCGGAACTGCCTCGCCAGATGGGCACGCTCAACCACATCCGTGTCACAGTCCATGTAGCCGGCAGAGACACCCGCCTGAATGAACTGCTGCTGAAGCAGGTAAGCGTGTGCCCGGTCGATCCCGAACACGAGTGTCGGC